TTTGGCGGCGACGGGCTGATCATCCTTCAATACGCGCTGATCCTGTAAAGGGGACCTTCATGAGCAAGTTTGCAAAAGTCGTGAACGACACCGTCATCGAGGTGCTGGACACCCTTGAGGGCCGCATTCACCCCGCGCTGCACGGAGACTATGTGCAGGTACCGGACGCGGTTGCACCGGGCTTTGTCAAAACCGGTCGCAAGTTCGAGGCCCCAGCCCCTGTTGCAGCCGCAGCACCCCCACCGCCCGAGCCCGTGACGGTGGTCTCGCGCCTCGACTTCCTCCGCCGCTTCACCCGAGCCGAGCGCATCGCGCTGCGCGCCGCCGAGACCGCAGACCCGGTGGTCGCCGACTTCCTGCTGATGCTGACCCTCGCAGAGGATGTGGACCTGACCAGCCCGGATGTCACCGAAGGGCTCGCCTATCTCGAAGCCAATGGCTTTGTCACCGCAGAGCGCGGTGCCGCCATTCGGACGGGCTGATCCGTGACCGGACATCTGAGCGTCGATTTTTGTGTGTCGGTTTTTCGACGATGTGTCGACTTTCCGACACGCAGATGCGTCCGAACCTGTCTGCACTCCCCATTTCAACCTTCCGTAGCGCCCGCCGGGTGCCACCCATGCAAAGGACATCCCCCATGTCTGATCCTACCTTTGGCCTGTCGATCCAGCGGATCGACACCGAGCCGCGCCCACCTGTGGCCAGCGACATGTCCGTCGTCGGTATCATCGGCACCGCGGCTGATGCGGACGCCTCCGCGTTTCCGCTGAACACTCCGGTGTTTCTCTATTCCGACGACGCCACAAAACTCACCGCGCTTGGCGCAACGGGCACCCTGCGCGATGCGATTACGCTTGTGAACGCCCAGCTGGGGTCCTTCCAGGCCGCAGCCAAGGTTGTCGTGGTGCGCGTTGAGGATGGAACGGACATATACGACACCATCGCCAACATTGTCGGTGACGGTGTTACCACTGGCCTCAGCGCGTTCCTGAATGCACCTGCTGAGCTGGGCGTCACGCCCCGTCTGATCTGTGCCCCGGGCTTTACCAGCCAGCGCACGGGGGGTGATGCAAACCCCGTCTGCGCAGCGCTGCCCCCGATCTGCGAAAAGCTGCTGGCCCATGCGGTGGTCGATGGCCCCGCCACCACCCTGCAGGACGCACTCGACTGGCGCGAGACGATCTCGCATTATCGCCTGATCCCGGTGGACCCTGCGGTGCGCGTGCTCTCGGATGGGGTCACAGTGGTCCAGCCGCTCTCCCCGGCGGTCATTGGCATCGGCGTCAGGCGGGATCACGCCTTCCAGGGCCGCCCGTTCCACAGCTGGGCCAACCAGCCGGTGCAGGGCATCGTCGGACCCTCGCGCCCGATTGCCTTCTCGCTCACCGATGGCGCCACCGAGGGCCAGAGCCTGCTCGCGGCCAATATCGGCATCCTGCTGCGCGGCGAGATGGGCGTCGAAAGCGCCATCGGTCAGGGCGGGTTTATCTTCGTCGGCACCGACAACGCCGGCGAGGATGACCTCTGGCGGTTCTACAACGTCACCCGCGGGCGCGATTACATCCACCTGATGCTGCTGCGCACGCTGCGGTTCTACCTCGGCCGCTTCAACATCACGGGGCAGACCATCCAGGCCGTTCTGAACACCATGGAAACGGCGCTGCGCAACCTCAAGGCCGATGGCGACATTCTGGGCTTCGAGGTCAAGTTCCTGCCCGCGCAGAACAGCCCCGAAGAGCTGCGTCAGGGCCGCTTCACCGTCACTTTCGCGGCCGAGGAAGCCCCGGTCCTGCGCTACCTCGGCATCCAGTCCGCCCGCTATCGCCCGGCGCTCGACGCCATGCTCGACGAGCTGCTGGCACAGGTCGGCACCATCTCCGGCTGACTAGGCACATCCTCCGCAGGCAAAGCTGCCACGCCCGGCTGACCAGGCACACCCCCAACACAAAGGACAGGCTCAGATGAGCAATATATACCTCATGGAGGCCGCAAACCTCTTTTGCGGCGATGACGACCCCACCGCCTCCAAGCACCTCACCCTGACCGAGTTGCAGCTGCCCAACCTGCAGGAAGCCTATCAGGACCACCAGCCGGGCGGCTCCCGCGTCCAGATCGAGGTGGCGGTCGGCATCCAGAAGCTTGAGGCCAGCTTCAAGCTGGCAGGCTGGGATCCGGACCTGCTGGCCCAGTTCGGCCTAGGCGCCAGCGCGCGCAAGAAGTTCACGGCCTACGGTGTGATCCGCAACAAGCGCAGTGGTGCCGCCATCGAGGCCAAGGCGGTGCTTGAAGGCCGCCTCGGTGCCGCGAGCCCCGAAGCGTTCCAGCGCGGCGAGATGCAGGGCTTTGACTACACGATCTCGGAGATCCTGCATTACGAGCTGCACTTCGAGGGCACGGAGACCTATTACTGGGACTTCTTCACATCGGATTGGCGCGTCAACGGCGTGTCGCAAAACGCAGATGAGCGCACAATCCTGCGCATCCCCGGCGGTCTGTGAGGTACATCATGACATCCCCCAAGACCAAAACGCTTCGCCTGCATTACCCCGTCACCGTCGAGGACCGCGAGGTCTCCGAGGTCACGATCACCCGCCCCAAGGTCAGGGACCTCAAGGCGATGGACGCCGCCCTTGTCGGCATCACCGACAAGCTCGATCAGGGGATCGTCATGGTCTCTGTCCTGACCGGGCTGCCGCCCGTGGCGGTCGAGGAGCTCGATGCCGACGACTTCACCAGGCTCTCGGAGGAGGTCGCCGGTTTTTTCCCCCAGGCCAAGGCGCACGGGACTGGCGCTCCGTCCTTGCCGAAACCGCCCACTGGCTGAACACCCCCATCACCGCCTTCGAGCACATGGACTGGTCCGAGGTCGTGCTCTGGCACAACGAAGCCCGGCGTCTGGCCGGCGCACAGCGCAGGTGAGCCATGTCCGTTCTGACGTCGCAGCTGATCATTTCCCTGATCGACCGGGTCACCGAACCCGCCCGCCGGGCCGCAGGCTCCCTCGCAGGGATCACCCACCGCATACGCGAGGCAAATGGCCAGCGCCTCGGTCTGTCGGACCGGCTTGATCTGGCGCTCTCGCGCAATGCAGATGCGCTGGACAGGGCCCGCTTGGGGGTGATCGATGTTGCGGGCAGCTATGCCACGCTGCACGCGGCCATCGCAGGTCCGATCCAGACCGCGGCAGAGTTCGAGGCGGCCATGGCCAGCGTGGCAAAGGTTGTCGACTTTCCGACACCCGAGGCCTTTGAGGCGTTTCAAAACGAGCTGTTCCGGCTCTCGCGGGAGATCCCCTTTGCCGTCAATGGTCTGGCGGAGATCGCCGCCGCCGCGGGTCAAGCCGGCATCGCAGGAGCGGACCTGACGCGGTTCACGGCTGCGGCCGCCAAGATCGGTGTCGCCTTCGATATCAGCTCCGAGCAATCCGGCACCGCGATGGCCAACATGATGACAGCACTCGGTCTCTCCGTCGACGAGGCCATCCTGCTCGCGGATGCGATGAACCACCTGTCCAACAGCCAGGCCTCCAGTGCGGCGGACATTCTCAGCGTGGTGCAGAGCGTCGGCGCGCAGGCCACCATGTTCGGCTTCACCGCAGAGCAGACCGCCGCCTTTGCCTCGGCGATGCTGGCAGCGGGTGCGCAATCCGATGTGGCCGCCACCTCCTTCCGGAACATGGGGGCTGCCCTGACCCGCGGCGCGTCCGCCACCGGGTCGCAACGGGACGCGCTGCAGGCGCTCGGCCTTGATGCCGAGCAGGTCGCCCGGTCCATGCAGGAGAACGCCGTCGAGACGACAACGGATGTTCTGCGCCGGATTGCGCAGCTGCCCGCGGAACATCAGGCGGCCATCTCCACGGACCTTTTTGGCAGCGAGGCCCGGGCGCTTGGCCCTCTGCTGACCAATCTCGAACTGATCGAGGGCACCCTGGCGATGGTGGGGGACCAATCGCGCTATGCGGGCTCGGCCTTTGCGGAGTTCGCTGCACAGAATGACACGTTCAACTCCCATCTGCAGCGGTTCTTGAGCCTGCTTGACGAGTTCAAGATCCGCATTGGCAACGCACTTATCCCGGCCCTTGTCCGCCTTGGACAGGCGATTGCGCCGATCATCGTCGCCGCCTCCGAGTTTGCCGCGACCTATCCGGAAGTGACCACGGCGATTGTCGGATCGATTGCGGGGTTCATCGCGCTCAAGGGCGCCCTCGCTGGCCTGACCTTTGTCGGGCTGCTGGGCCGGGGCGGCGCTCTGAACCTGCTGGCTGCAGGCTTCCGCAGCCTGTTTCTTGTTGCGCGCGCCGAACCCCCTTCTTGCGGTTGGCGCGGCGCTGTCCTTCCTGAGCAACAATTGGGAGGGCGTCAAAGCGGGCATCGATGCGTTCAAGGCGTCTTTCTCGGAGGCCATGAGCGCGGCCAGCCCTGCACTCGAGAGGTTCACCGCCCTCGTGGGGGACGCTCTGTCGTGGTTCAACCGGCTGACGGGGCCAATCGATCCCGATCTGTGGCTGCGCTGGGGGTCGGCGGCGGGCACTGCGGCGGCAGGTGCGGTGGCGGGTCTTGCGAGAGCGGCATCCGGCCTGCGCGACTTCCTGTCCAATCTGGCCGTCGATCCACAGGCGGCGCTGGCGCAGGCGCGCAGCGCGGGCAGGCAAATCGTTGGCAGTTTGGTGGATGGGCTCTCGGAGGGTTGGTCGCGTGTCACGTCTTGGAGTGCGGGTCTGGATCTGGACTTCCGGGGCTTGGTGGCTGACGCGGCCAGGTCTGTTGGCACGTTATCAGCGGATTTGGCAAATGCGGCCATTGCGGCGCTCCGCTCCGCTTGGGCAGCGATCACGTCTTATGCGGGCGATCTGGATTGGGGCGCCGTTGGCGCGGCTGTGGCCAGCGGACTGCTTGCGGTTTGGAGCGGTCTTGGGGAACTGGCGATCAGTTCGATCGGCAGCGCATGGTCGGCGGTCTCGACGTTCGCAACCGGCCTCGACATTGACTGGTCGCAGGCTGCGGCGAACGTCCTGCTTGGGGTGCCGCAGGTTGCTTACGGCCTTGGCGCGGCCTTGGTGCAGGCGATGGCCGGAGCGTATGGGGCTGTCCATGACTGGGCCTCGACCGTGACGGTGGATTGGGGCGCGGTGGGCGAGACGATCGGCGCCGGTGTCGGTCGCTTGATCGGTGTGGTGGGCGGGTTTCTTTACGAGACCTTCACCGAGATCTGGACAGGTGTTGCGGCCTGGCTTGCCAGCGATGGTCCGGGTGTGGATTGGGGCGGTGTGGCCGGCTCAATCGTCGACGCCGTTTTTGACGGCATCGGCGCTGCCTGG